ACTCACATCAGAATCTAACTGTATCTTATATTTTCTTTCGTCACAAAATTTCTGAAGATACGGTAGTAGACCATAAAACAAAACATTTTTTCTGAGATCGAAAAGTCTGATCTTTCCATCCCAAAGTCTGTCTTTGTAAGGTTTCATAAATTGATAACCAGGAACAAAGAAAGTAAAAAAGTCTGATACTTCTTGAGCTATGTTTCGTTCACAGTCTACTTTGATGTAAACTTCATTAAGTTTTGTTACGTGTAAAGAATCCATTAAGCACCTTGTATAAACCTCTCATAATCTATGAAAGCCTTTAGTTGATAGGTGCGTGATTGTAATTCTTTCATTATCGATTCACATGCTCTGACGATTTCTTCATGCATGGCTTTGGCCGCTAACAAACGATTCAAATCTTTGTCACCCTCAATATATGTAGATATGTCGGATTTCAACACAAATTGAAATGGTTCCCAACCTAGGTCTTCTAGTTGTTCCTTAGTGAGTTTACCAGTGTAGTATTCCCACTTAACACGTTTTGTTTCGGCATACTTAAACTCCACACTTCGCATCAACTGTCGATAGTGTGATAATATATTTAAATATTTACTATGTAATTTAGGTATGTTTAATAGTTCTCGACCAGGTTCGGTACGATCTATTTCAGAGTCTTTCTTCCACTCTGCCAGTAATTCTTCAAGTCTATTCATTATAAATCTCCTATTGGGAGTATATCACATTTAAAACAATTTTTCAATATTAAAATAGGCAAATCTAAAAGTAGCGTCTGCTGTAACGATGTTATCCGGTGAGTCTTGTGCTGACATTACAAATGCTGAGATTGATGTAGGGAAACAATCAATCAGTTTGAATCTCCAAGTTGGAGTGTTTGATGATGAGAGTAAAGTTAATGATGCATCCGAGAACTGTGGTGTTTTTGAATTACCGACATATCTGGATTGTTTCTGTAGATCCAAATATTCTTCAAATTTCTCAGGGAAAGTCATTGCCCTAATCCAATCATGTATTTCTATCCATCCAGATAACTGTTCATCTACCATAAAGGTTACGTTGAAAACATCATAGATGGCTTTCTCACCGGGAGAATATAAGTCCACGAATGGTGTTTGTCTTGGAATTTCAGATAAAGAAATGCCAGGTACAGATACACTCTGACAGAAATACTGAATGTGTGGTGCCCTAGAAAAAGTTAATTGAAACTTATTCGGATGAAGGGGATTTGGATTTTGAGGAGTTCTAGTGATTATTGTCATATCATTATTTATAATACTTTTTCACACGTCCAACCTTTTATTCTACTCTTATGCATGTTACCTTGATCAAGGTTATTTTCTCTGCAAAATTTAGAAAGATTGGTTATAGTGAATTTATTACCAGAGGGATCGGTTATTTCATAAGTTTTCTTTCTGAGATTTCTTAAAGTTTGTTTTTGGTATTCTGTTTGTTTTTTACCTAAACGACTCAATCTTACTTTGTTTTTGGTTTCTTCACTGTGTATTTTGCCCCTATTAGCTTCGCCTATTTTCTTTTTCGTTTCTTCAGATACAATATGACCTTTTCTCATTCTACTTTGTTTTTCACAAAATTCTTTACTTCTTTTTTTTCCTTTTTGTAGTTTCGCCAATTCTCTAAGTATCTCATCTTTACCAATTTGACCAGACAATCCTTTCCAAGCAAAGTAATCTTCCATTCTTCGATGAGTTTCATATAAAATTCTATGAACTTCTGCATGTTCTTCGATGGTCAATTCAATGATGTTATTGGGATCATCGGTACCACCAATGTGTCTAGGTATAATGTGATGTTTGTGTGTAATAAGTTTCATTTTTAACTCGTTAATATTATGTATTTATAAAATAAAAAAGGGAGACATTTCTGCCTCCCTTTAAAACATCACTCTTAATGGTGATTTTTTAAGTTACATCACATTATATTCGCAATTTTCATCGCTCTGTAGTACACGTTGCTCTTAGCGGTGAGTGCGCCAGAACCTTGTGCAGTACCTTCTGCGAATGGGTTTGCAACCAAACCGTAACGAGTCTTGAATCCAATTTTTGGTTGGAATGTGTTGGTATCAACAGCACGAACCATTTGCAGAGGAACGTATGGGCAGTAGAACAGACCAGCGTCATATGCATTGGAACCTTTGTAACCAACAACTGCAAACTCTGATGTTGATGATGTTGGGAAGTAGGGGTCGATATAGACCTTGATACGACCAAACATTGTACCAGCAAAAGTATTGCCAGTATCATCAACTGCCAAGTTAACTTGACCCTGAAGAGCTGATTGATAATCCAACAGACCAGCCATCGCAAATGCGGAAGCAACGTCTGAAGAACAAATCATAACGTTACCTTTGCCTCTACGTGTTGTCTTGGCAATAACGTTAGCTTCACGTTCGAGTTGGTAAGCCAAACCTTTAATCTTCTCAACCATCCAACGACCATTTGAATCTGTATCCAGGTCAAATGTACCGGCAGTTGTAGTACCAACTTGAGCACCAACCTTAGCAGTAACGTAGATTGTACGCAGAACTTCACGGTTGATTTCAGCAAGAATTTCTGAAGAAAGAATGTTTGCCAATTCTGTTTCAGCATCCAGACCATGAACAGCTTTCAAGTCTTGTGCCAATTCGATTGAGTACTCAGCCTTCAAAGCACGGCTCTTTGCAGTAACCGAAACTTTCTCGATTGAGAATCCCATTTCTGATGGTGTCAGACCTTCAGCAGTTGCTGTGTCCATACCAACGCCGTTGGTCATTGATGTTGCAAATACGTTACCGCTACCCAATGCAGTGTTAGCAGCCAACGAAATAGAACCTTGTGAACCTGTACCACCGAATGCTGTGTTAGCTTCGTTATAGAAAGCTTCTGCACCAGTTGAAGGAACACGGTCTGTGCCGTACATTGAACGCATTGCAAAGATAAGTCCTGTTGGACCTGTCATTGGTTGAACGCCGCAGATGTCATAAGCGATCAGGTTAGGCAATGAACGGCGAACCAGACTGATCAGGATTGGGTCAAAACCGGCGACTGGACCTGTTGCAGTTGCGTTAGCACCAAAACCACCGGTACCAGCTGAGTTTGCTGGTGATGATTCGGCCATAAATCCACCTTCTTTCAACATTGCTTGTTGTTGATTTTCCAAAACCAAAGCTGTAATAGCTTTACGGTATGGATCTTTAATTGCTGGCAAGTCTGCATGTTCCAAGACTGGTTGCCATTTTGATTGAAGTTCTTCTGAAAGATACATTAAATTCTCCTTGATTAGAATTTTTTAGGTTAAACTTTTGTTTTTGATAAAGCATTCATGACGGACTGAACATATGGATCAGCTGCTACAGTTTTTTCTGAAGCTCCGTCTTCTACTTTTTCTTGAAGTTGACTTACATTAGCCTTCTTGATGCCTGACGGAAAATAGTTTTCTCGAATTGTTTCAAGTTTGTCTTTGTATTCTTCCTCTGTGGAATAATCCACACTCTCTGCGAGTGACTTGATCTTCTCTACTTGCGTGGCAGTAAGGCCTTCGGTAACTTCATGAGCAATTTCTACTTTACGTGATTCGACCAGAGACTTTCTGAGATCGATACCGTATTCGATTTCTTCGTTGAGTTTTGACTCAAGTTCTTCAACTTTAGATGCCAACTCTTCAACCAGATCGACTTTTTCTGCTGGAACATCAATATAGTGTTCTGCAAACAGGTTACGTAAACCTGAAATGAAATCTTCTGTTAGTTCTGAACGCAAACCGGATTCGATAGCGATTTCGTTATCGGCGATCCATTGTTCAACAACATATGAAAGATAGTCATTAACTTTTTCTGTCAAGTCTTCTTTAACTGACTCAACGGCTTCGTCTAACATAGAAGCATATTGTGTTTCTAATTCTTCCTGAACCATTCTAATCTTGTCGTAAACTCGAGCTTCAAAAATTGTAGAAACTTTTGATTTGAATTCTTCCGAGATTGTGGAATCATCAGCAAAAATAGCATTAATATCTTCTGATAAGTCCATCTTATCTTCCGACTCAACTTCTTCTTTATTCATTTTCAACTGAGTATCAGCTGAAGCAGCAGACGGTTTTGTTGTTGGTGCTGTTGCTGATTTTGCAGCTTTAGTAGCATCAATTTTTTCCGAGTCGTCGAGAGGTTTTGCGTCTGTATTATTAGGACCGCCAAGGTCTACGACCTCACCTTCCAATTTCTTTGTTGGCTCTGCTGGTGCTTTAGACTTACTTTGAGTAAGAATGTCGGCAGCAGCTTCGAAAAGTTTGTTTGTTGCCATTAGGAATCTCCTTTATGATATCTTATTTATAAAATTAAAGTTTTGAAATGAAATTTTCGAATAGTTTTAGAGCAACTTCTTCGACTTGCTTTCCGCTTGCTCTCTTAATTTGTTTCTTAGCATTATCTATGTCGACCTCTACGTATCGACCTTCTACAAACAACCATTCTTTATTTTCCATAATTCCATTAACGTAAGCGCCTGGTGCAGAAGGATCTGCCACAATATCAGCTGCTGTTGCTAATCTGAAATCATCTTGCACTAGATTGATACCATTCTTAGACTGAGCGAGTGTGCCCATTCCTCTAGAAGATACACCTAACCTTACACCGGAATCAATAAAGTTTTTAACAATATTTCCATACGGTGTTTCTAGTATTTTTGCTTTACCGATATAACACTGACCATCATCTCTCAATTCAGTGATGATGTGAGAGACACGTTCGAGGTTAATTGTTGGTGTGTCTGGATGTCCCAGTTCACCAAGAGCTCTATTAGTTTTGATGTATTCTTCATTATAACGACTGACTTCTCGTTCCATAATGTCTTTTGAATACATTCTGTTGTTTCTATTTGGACGGTTGTAAACCAAAAATGGTCCCTCAATGAAGAGTGACTTCTTACCATTTTCTGTGGCTTCGGTTAAATACCGAACGTCTTCGGTCATTTCTGTTATGAGTTTCATAATAGGTTCAAATCTGTAGTGTAGGTTGCAGTTTTAGATACTTCTAGAAAACATGTTCCACCAGTAGCAATAGTAACAACAATATTACCTGTTGCACCGTTAGCTAACGA